ATGCTTCCACTATTGATCGTAATCTTCATGATCGTTGGACTAGCCATCTTAGGCGGCGCCATGTTTTCAATCGTGATAGGTATCGCCATCCACATCGGCGTGAGGATCCTGCTCCTGCTCATCGTACTGGCGGCATGCTTGTGGGTTGGCGGGTGGGTTCTGAGCCTCCTTGCCTGGTAGAGGCAGACCGGGAATCTACATACGTTTCGACCCTGAAATCCTTGTGATTCTCAGAATCCAAGCAAAACGGAGCAAGCTTCGGGTCGTTGATTTCGTACGAGTGCTAGTTGAGGCTCACCTGAGAAGGGTAGGGGGGGTGATATCACCCCCCACCCCCCTGAGGGAAGAAACTTTGAGGAAGGCGATTATGGCGAAGCTACGAGGGTTGTTAGGGCAACTGCGCTTTGAGATAGCTACAGTTGATGTGGTTCAGATTCGAGAGAAACGCGTGGACGACCTCTCCAGTGCTATCGACGACATAGCGGTTCTAGCAAAATCTGCTGAGCCCGGCGACCGACTAAGATTCTACCAGCTACTCGGTTACCTCTGCATGGTCCTTGATGGCGTGTTGAACAATGTGGCGAAAGGCGAGCTTCTGAAGCGCTTGGTGGCTGTCGAGGAAAGGCTAGATGTCGGAATGGAAAGCGATAGAAAAACGCCTAAGAAGCGCAGAGGAAAAGACAACACCAGCAGGCAATGACACTCTCGCAGGCATCAAGAAATCCCGCGACGACCCTGTCTACTTCGGAAAGCGTTTTCTGAACTTCACCGCGTTACCGTACCAGGAGAAAGTTCTCACAGACAAATCGAAACGAATCGCTGTGCGAATGAGTCGTCAAGCAGGAAAAACCACAACTATCGCGGTTCGTGGGATCTGGTATGCAGCCACGCATCCCCGAACGCTCTCGCTGATCGTGGCCCCCAGCCTGAGACAGTCAATGATCATGATGGACCGGGTCCAAGGCTTCCTCTACGGCATGAAAGTCAAGGACCGGAAAGCACTTGTTGGCAAGATCCAGAGAACCACGATCTGGTTTCGCAACGGCAGCCAAATGGTCGCACTTCCATGTTCACCGAACCTACTGCGCGGGTACACGGCCCACCAAGTGCTGGCCGACGAGGCGGCATTCTTCCGAGATGACGAAATCATCTTCTACAACATCTTGTACCCGATGCTGGCCACGACAGATGGCACGCTGATCGCATCCTCAACACCCTGGGCCACGAAGTCCGTCTTCTACCAGATGTGTAAGGATCCCAAACTCGAAAAAATATGGTCCCGACACCATGTCACCTGGCGTGATGTTGTTGCTGCAGGTCTCATGAAGCAAGACTTCATTGACGAGATGCGCACGGTCAGCCCACCGGAACGATTCATCCGAGAGTTCGATGCGGAGTTCAGCGAAGATGTCGATGCGTATCTGCCGCAGGAATTCATCGCAAGCTGCATCTGGACCGATGCCTGGCATGATCTCAACCCGCGCCAGATCTACTATGCATTTGAATCGACAGTGAAGGGCCAGTTCTACGCCGGACTCGACTTAGCTGAAGTCAGTGACTATTCCGTGATCTCAGTTGTTGAAAGATGGAATAACAAGATCGGTTTGGTGCATTGCTACCAATTTCCTCTGAAGACGCCATACGCAACTGTTGTTGGCCGGACCAGGGTTATGTGTGAACGATTCCAAAGCATTGAGAAGGTCCTGGTAGACGCAACTCGAGAAAGCTATGTCATCAAGGACATGCAGGCGGCCGGAGTAACCCAAGCCGAACCTGTCATATTCAGTCTGCAGTCGAAGATGGAAATGGCGAGATATCTGAAAGAACAGATGCAGCTGAAGAACTTCGCCCTGCCCTACGATCCAGACGTTATCGCTGAATTGAATCTTGAGAAGTACGAGCTCACCAAAGATGGCAACGTCAAATTCCATCACGACGAAGGAACACATGACGATCGATTCTGGTCAATCGCATTAGCCGTGTACGCGGCTCGTCAGCCTGAAGCACCAGCATTCATCTCGATAAGGAAGCGGTAGCATGGCCATCTTTCTCACGCAGTACCGGAACATGCAAGGCCGACAGTGGTGCGGTCCAGACATTCGGGCCCGAACATGGCGCAGAGCAAGAATCCGATGTTGGCTTTGGCGAATCTTCACCCTCCGTCCAAGTCTGCGAATCCTAGGCGCGTTAGTTGAGCGAATAATCGCGAGAGAGATCAATGGTGTCTACCTCCCAACCGATGAAAAGACACTCTACGCTCCGCCGCAAGAAGAATCTTGTCTTCAAAGAGTGCGTCATGTGTCGTCGCCTCGTTGAGGCCAGCGAGATCCAGTATCTCAAGGTTCAGATCCCTACGGGTCAATTCGTTCGCGCTCCTGTCTGCAAGCTCTGCATCGTCGACCCGAACAAGACTCGTTTCTACATCGCGCAGCAGCTGAGGAAGAAGAAGTGACCAGATGCAAACGCTGCAAGGAGACGCGAGAACTCTACGAGATCACTCTGATCCTGTGTCATGACTGTCGAATCGACCTGGAGAAGTGGTTGAAACGGAAAAACAAGAAAGAATGATGTTCAGAATAGCTTCGCGCTTCTTCCCGTACACCGGAGGCAAACATTTCCTAGTCAAGAAACTGCTGCCTTTGATCCCTCCGCACCGCGTGTACGTGGAGGTGTTCGGAGGCGCAGCGGCTCTACTCTTCGCCAAGCAACCCAGCCAAGAAGAAGTCTACAACGACATCGACTCAAACCTTGTCAACGTGTTCATGGTTGTGAGAGATCGAAAAGAAGAATTTCTCAAGCGCCTCGAGTGGCTCCCGTACAGCAGAGAACTATATGCGCGATTCACGAAAGACCTGGACGAAGGCAAAATAGTAGATCCTCTCGAACGGGCCATAGCATTCTTCTACTGCATGAGGTCCTGCTTCGCTGGGCGGTTTGGGTCTGGATGGGCCTTCACTAGGAGAGGTGCTAGTCGAGCTAGTCGCTGGGCCAACCTTCCACAATCCCTGGATGCGATCGCGGAGAGAATACGGAAGCTCGATATCGACCATTTGGATTTCAGGCAATGCATAAAGAACCGGGATGCTCCCGATGTGTTCTTTTTCCTCGACCCGCCCTACCTCGATGTTAAGCAAGCCAATAGGCTTGCAATGACTGAACAGGACCACGTGGATCTGGCCGACCTCTTGGTTTCGGTTGAGGGAAAATGGCTTCTCACATACGGCAACCATCCCTTGATCCGCAAGCTCTACCGCAACCGAGGCTTTGTCGTTCAGACAATCCGTTCCAGCATGGCCTCGCGAAAATGGGGACAAGGATTGCGCGAAGGCGCCTTGGTCAACCTTGTGATTCGCAACTATCGGTTGAGGCAGCGGCGCGTAGGTAAGCAGGTAGGTAGACAAGTAGGTAAATAGTTTTGAGTAAAAAGATCAGCTGGTTCCAGAAGCTACGATTCCAAATCGCAGGCGTACCCCGGACTCCTTCGGGAGGATTCTTCCGAAGCATACTGCGAGGAGAACCCATTCCTGCTTTCAAGCGATTTCAGAAGCTCCCGGGAAAACTTGCGGAAGCAGTGAAGGAGGCCACTTCTGAGAAAGGGCTCTTCATCCCCGCCATGAAAGCAAGGATGGGAGAGCAGCCGACAGTCACCCTTGCCCGCCTCGTGGACTATTACTTGAAAGATCCTATGGTGATGGGTGCAGTTGACTCGGTAGGTGAACAGATTGCAGGCCCAGGCTTCTACACGGTTTGCGAACAAGGCTTCGAAGATGCGAAGAAACTCGTGGACGAGTTCTGCGCAGAAGTCAACATGGATAGCCTGCTCATGCAAACATCGAAAGAGATCGTGTTCAGCGGCAACTGTTTCTGGGAGAAGATCCGGAGCACAAAGTCAGGAGACGACAAGAAGCTTGTCTCAATCAAAGTTCTGCCACTGTCCTCAATGGCCTACATTCAACGTGACAAGTTTGGTCGAATCGAGCTCTACATTCAACAAGTGGGCTCAGACAAGGTCGAATTCGGGCCTGGCGAAATTATCCACTTCAAACTGAACGCGATAGATGGATCTGCGTGGGGCATAGGAACCCTGCACAGCCTCGCTTCAACCAAGCAGATCGACGAAAGAACGCTTCGCCCAGCATTCCTCGACATCAAAGCAAGACTGGAAGATGACATCCAGAAGATCGTTCACCGCTACGCGGCGCCTAAACGACTCTGGAATTTCGAAGGCGTAAGCGACCAGAAACTGCAGGAAGAATACGCGCCCACAATCCAGGACGCGCCAATCGACGCGGATTTTGTAACCAACAAGCCTGTCTCAGTGAACTCGCTAGACATCAATCCTTCTGCTCGCTTCGACGGTTTCATTGAAGCCATCAACGTGCAGATAGTCCAAGGTCTCCAGACCTTCATCACCCGGCTGCTGACAGCAGCAGGCTACACGGAAGCCTCAGCCACAGTCGCCGACAAAGTTGCTCAAAGAAAAATAATGTACGTTCAACGGTTTGTCGCCAGGATCGTAGAGAAACAGATCTTCGAAATCATTCTCAAGGAGAACGGCCAGGATCCGGCGCAGGCAGGGGTTCGGCTTCGCTGGGGCATACCCGACAGGCCTGAAGTCAAGATGGAACATATCGTCCAACTGGCGCAGATCAGCGCCACATCCGGCATCGAATATCTCACTCGAGACGAGGTGCGCAACATGCTGGCGAAGAACGCTGGCTTCGAACTCCAAGAGCAACCGGAAGAGAAGACTCTTGCCACCGAGTCTCTGAAAGAGATGAGGTTCTTCCGCGACAAAGGCGGAAGGATCCACGTGATCCCTGAAACAGACGAGGATCGACAAGAATACGCGGCGAAGCTGGCAGAAGGATGGGATGAGAATGAGAACAACATTAGACGCAGAGTTCGGGAGCCCGACACATTCCAACCATACAGTTTCAGAACGATCTGGCTAAGCCAGGATGAGGGAATCCGCGCAGTCGTGGGTAGACTGCGGGGCGAAGACAAACTCACAATTCAATCGATCATGTTTGCGAAGAAGAAAGACTGGACCATGGAGAAGGCCCGGCAATGGATCAAGGATCATCCGGATCTACAGGTGGGTGAAAGTGAACCCGCTGAGAAGACTTAGGTTTCGCATCGCAAGTCTCGCGGAATCTTTCCGGTGGACTCCCCCAATCCAATTCTACAAGGCAACGGAAGGCGGACCAGGCAAGTTCTACAAGGTTCATGCAATTCATGTCACGACTACAGGCAACCGGAACAAGTACACTGAGGAAGAGCTCAAGCTGGCCGCCAGGTCCCTAGCTGAACGCCCTCTCAACATCAACCACGAAAAGGAACTTCTCTTCCCTCAAAACAAAACTGTCGACGCAGAATTCGAGAGCAACAATGTGGAAGCAGTCATCTATGTCGAAGATGAAGAGACCAACCGGCTTTACGAAGCGGGCAAAATCAAGAATGTCAGCATCGACGCAAAGTTCCGGAGCGCCGAAGTCGGGCAGGTCACCGTTCCAAGAGGAATCATCTTCACAGGTCTAGCCCTTCTGACCGAAGGCGTGGCTCCTGGAGATCCCCTCACAACAATAAAACTCTGGGAGAAAAAGCTGAGCGAATCTCTCAGCGAGTCGCAGAGACAGCAGTACCTGGCTGCGGTTGTGACTGAGCTCAGAAGACGAGGCGTGAAAGCTTGAGTCGTCACACCAGGAAGAGGTATGAGAAGATCTACACTAGACGAGCTCGCGAAGGCTTTCCTCCCGTAAGTCAAGTAATTCTCCACAAGAACGGAACAGTCACGAAACGCATGGAGAGGCCACTAATGTGGCCAGCATTGCGTAGAACATGGCCATTGCGAGAACCAGACAAGCTTAGCGAGAGAATATTGCAGGCTGAGCGAAAGGAAAGTGTCGGCTTCTTAGAGAGGATCAAGCGATTCCTCAGAGCATCGGTATCATACCGTTAGTATGTCATCATAGTTACTGAGACCACGCAAGCGGATCGATGAGTAACAGAAAATTCTCGAAAGGAGTTGATGCTATTTTGAGTGAGCAGACTCCACCCTCAACAACGCCAAACGAAACTCCAACCGGTTTAGAGCAGATCCCTACTCCAGACCTTCTCAAAATGAAAGAAGAACTGGAAGCACAGTGGGACTCGGCGTATCAGAACGCGTTGCCTGACAGCGCGTTCGCCTGGATAGATCCAGCATACGGCAAGACTAGCGACAACAAAAATCTCAGGAAGCTGCCGCACCACGACAAGCAAGGCAATGTCGACCGAACACATCTCGCTGCAGCAATGGCCGCGCTTCTAGGCGCACATGGCGGAACCAACATTCCCGCCGCTGATCACAGAGCAGTCTACAATCATCTCGCCAGCCACTACAAGGATCTGCAGATGGAGCCGCCGGAGTTTCACGAGGCAGTTGAGGAAAAGAAGAAGGAGGTTAAGGAAGAATTGTCGAAGGAAGAAGCAGGAAAAGGGATCGTAGCAGGAGCCTCGCTCCAGGAAGCGATATCTCCCTGGCAGGCGCAGGTCGCCAACAAACTCAAAGAAGCTTTGACGACAACGGACGCGGCGAAAGCCATACCGATCATCTGGGGTCCACAGGTTGAGCTCGGAGCTCAGCCCAAGCGAGTCATGAGAACGCTCGGTATCGTTGACACCACTCTGCGCGGATCTCCAGGAAACAAGTTCTATTTCCCCAAGGTCCCAACGATCCTTGAGGCGATAGATGCCACGGAAGCCACGAAGCCAGATGATCTCGCCGTCACTGTGGATCGTCTCGAAATAACAGTCAAGGAGATCATCGCGCCCCTCTCGGTGACTCGACAGGTGATCGAACAAGTCACATTCAATGTCATCGACGTACTGACCGATCTTCTGTCTCAGGCAGTGGCGAACAAGGAAGACAAGGACATACTCGCAGCACTCAATGCTGCGTCTGGAATCGCAGGAACCATCTACGGCGGTGGAAAAGCCGCCGAGAACGAAGTTGCAGCAGGCGATGTGTTTGACACAGACATCTTGGCTGACGCCATAACAGCGATGCGGAACAACAACCGCGATGCGCGATTCTTGGTAATTCACCCGGGCCAGGAAAACGCATTGCTGAAGAGCGACAGGTTCGTCAACGCCTCGCAGTACGGTGGCCGCGAAGTGATAATGAACGGTGAGATCGGCACATACCTAGGAATCAAGGTGCTGAAGACCACGCAGGTTCCAACCGGCACAGGTGCAGGAGGAATCACAACCTACCACGCTTTCCTACTTGGTGAGAGAGCGTGGGTCGAGGAAGTCAAACGGGATCCTGACGTGGAATCGAAGTACGAGGCAGGCGAAAGGAAGACCTACATGTACGGCACCATGGAGTACGGTCTCGGCGTCTTGAACGCGAAAGGCATCGTGAAGATCATCACCGCCTAAGCTCCCCACATCCCTTTTTCCATAAGATACCTGTTTTGAGAGAAGCCCCCATTTTTGAGGACCGTCCGTTTCCGAATCGAAACGAAACAAAAAACTAGAGGTGAGAATGCAAGATGGTGAATTGGCACAATAGCGCTGAGGCCATGAAGGCAATCTATGATAGGCTTCGGGGAAGCAGCGTCATGGAGTTCTTAGCATCAGCAACCCGAGGCAGCGGCGATACCAACAGTACTTCCAAGGATCTCGGCACATATGCAGAAGCCATAGCATTTGCTAGAGTAACTGCCAAGGCAGGGACCAGCCCAACCCTGGACATCAAATTCCAGGGCAGCCACAACGGAACCGACTTCGCGGATCTTGGCGACGCTTTCACGCAGATAACGACCGAAGGCACCTACCTGAAGAAGCTCGCCGCGAACTTCGGCAAGTATGTGCGGGCTGTCGCCACGATCGGAGGCACTGAGACGCCGACCTTCACATTCAGTCTGAACGTGGTTGCGAAGAGCTAGACCTTTGATGGCCCAGCCGCATGGTTTTGAAAGTCCCATAGGCTTTTTAGTCCTAAAACCTGACCAGCCTTTCCCGCTCATAGAGGTAGCTGGGAAGAAATACCTCGTCATGATGGATCGCGGAGGGACCACGTTTCATGAACATTTCGTCGCCGACCCTGACAACAACAAGACCTACCTGCACGTCAAATTAGCTGATGAGTTGCCGCTCCAATCCGTTAAGCTAGGGATCTTCTCGAGTCACTTGGCCTGCCAGAAGATCTGCAGGCAGCCACTGAGGCGGATCCACCTGTTCTGCATTTCTCAATGTCCACTCAAAGACATGTTGAGGACCGACAAGCGAGAACTACTGATCCCTGTGGAACCGCACCTGATGCTGATCCGGAGAACAGTCAGATGGACCTGGCGGCGACACGTGTTGAAGCGGCTCATGTCGCTCTGCGAGTATTTTGGTAGAAGGTGAAATCGTCATGCCATACACAACCGTTGAAGCGGTTAGAAGCATCTCTGCGCTGACAGAAACAGAGATCAGCAATTCGATAGTAGCCGAAATGATCGATTGGGCTGACAGGGAAATCGAGTCAATCACCGACAAGGTTTGGACTGGACAACAGATCAAAGAACTTCTAGGCATCCAGAAATCCTCGACAAACAAGACCTTTCGAACCTTCTACAAGCCTATCGTCGACGAGAAGGGCGAAACAACCGACGACGAATCCAAAGTCACAATCTACGTAGATACCGTGGCGCAGGCCTCAGACAAATTCGAACTCCGAGGCGCTGAAGGCAAGATCATCTTCACAACAGCGCCTTCGATCGGTGCGGAGATCGAGATGACGTATCGCTACAGCATGAAGCTCATCCAGGGATGGTCGACTTTTCTGGCGGCAGCGAATTGTTTTCACCGTTTCAGCAAGAACGAGGAGAAAGAGAAGGAGTTCAGGGCGACAGCGGACGAGCTTCGGCGACAGGTTACAGGACGCACATTCACAACGACAAGTGATTGAAAATGAGCGATTCTGCGAAGCTTCTTGGCGCTGTCTGGGATTCCAGTGACTTCGATCTTGCCGACTTCGATCTTGAGGATTTCGGTTTCGCATTAGATGCGCATGGTGTACTCGTCACAGTCGATGTGGCAAATGTTCTGGGTGCGTTGGATGCACGGGGAATATTGAAGGCACAGCCAAGGCAGTGATGTTTGATGAGTGAGTATGTGAACGCGATCGAAGTAGTGAAGAATGACAAGCTCTACGATTTGAACTTGAAGTGCTGCAATGCCAGTGGAACAGGCGTTGACCTGACTGGATACAGTGAGATCCGGCTTAAGATCTTCAAATCAGGTGCGACAACCTCCAAGATCGACACTGTCGCAAACATTGTGGTCGACAACGCTTCGAACGGGGAGCTGCACTATGTCGTGCAGCAAACTGACTTCGACAAGCCAGGAGCCTTCTCCGTTGAGATCCAAGTCACCTGGGCGACAGGAAAGATCCTGACATACAGAGGCTTAACGATCCATGTGATGGAGGAGGCGCCGTAATGCCGGCTAAACGTGACATCGACTTCAACAACAGGAAAGCATTCGGCCTGAAAAGCGTCACTCTGAAGGATCAAGACGCCACTCCAGTCGGAGACCTTCTTCTCAAAGATGTTGACCAGGTTCTTCGTGTTCGCGATTCAGGAGATCAGGCAGACAAGTCGGTTGCAGTGTCGAGTGTTCCAGATCTTCCGGCAAGCAAGGTTACATCAGGCACTTTCGATCTGGCGCGAATTCCGACCCCCCTAACGGGAAAGGATGCCGATTCAGTTGATGGGGTGCATTTTCCTGGCACAATTGCTTCGGTTCTCTCAGATCACACAAAGGCAGTCCATGATGCTCTCGCCATAAACGCTGATCTTCTCGATAATCTCCACGCCGCAGACTTCGCTCTTTCTGGTCACACTCACACGTCGTTCGGCGCTCTCAGTCTATCAGGCGACCTGTCGATAGCTCTTAACAAAATTGTGTGGACAGACCTCTGTATCAGAGAAGCGTATGGATTCGCTCAGTTTCTTAATCCTGCTTGTACTGGCTACTACAAAGTGCAGGCTGGCGGATTCAACATAGCAACGAATTATGGGTTTGAATCAAACTTCAATGGATTGTGGTATATCGGGCCTGATGATGCTGCTCGTACAAGTAGTATTCTGCAGATCCTAGCTGCGACGGGTGCCACGAGGATACCGATGATTATCGTGACTTCAGGGGCCAATCCAATTCTAACGCTGGGGAATGCCTCATCAACGACAAATATTTCTGTCCTGAACTCGCTTGACTTGCTTGGCACCGGCATCAATCTTCCCACACCGGCTGATCACGGCTATGCAGGAATAACTATCACAGCTACGGCTGGTGAGGCCGTTGCGATGGCAGATGTCTGCTACTTGAAGAGCGATGGAAAATTCTGGTTAGCCGACGCTGATGCAGAATCCACAGCGAAAGGCATGATTGCTTTAGCAACCGCAGCAATCGCTGAGAACGCGTCTGGAAAGTTTCTTCTCTACGGGCGATTTCGCGATGACACATGGGCTTGGGGTACTGTGGGTGAAGAGCTTTACATCGGCACTACTCCTGGGAACCCATCTCAAACGAAGCCTTCTGGCACAGCGGATATTGTGCGCATTGTCGCTCACGCGATTGATGCTGACAATATCATGTTCCACCCCGACCAGACCTACATTGAGATTGTGTAAGGTGACAGAAAATGGTTGATGCGTACACACAACTTCTTCTCCACATGACAGGTCCTCATGGCTCGCAGACGTTCGTTGATTCTAGTCAGTACGCAAGAGCTGTCACCGCTGTAAATCACGCACAGATTGACGCAAATCAAGTGATCTTTGCTGATGGTTGTCTCCTACTCGATGGTGACGACTATCTGTTTCTGGAAGATGACCCTGGGTGGACGTTTGGCACAGGAGACTTCACGGTTGAACTCCGACTGAGATACAGTACGGTCAATAATTCGGTTTTTCTAGCTCAGTACGGTGACGGAAACAATACCTGGTACATAGCCAAAAATCTAAGCGACAAACTCTACATCTACTGCGTGGACGGCATGGTCGTGCGAGGATATTACCTCATGACCAATTCTTGGTCTCCGGCTCCAGTACCAGGAACATCGTATCATATAGTCTTCGAGCGATATGGGGCAGGAGCACTCATCTTCATCGATGGCATGTCCCAGCCAGTCACTACTAACACTCCATTTGGCAATCTGGGTGACATCGCGGGGCGGCTTTATGTGGGTGGTCGTGGCCCTACCGGCTACAATATCACCGGAAGAGAAGATGAGGTTCGCATCTCAAAAGGTATCGCCCGTTGGATAACGGACTTCACGCCGCCCACCACAGAGTACGGATGGGCGCACAAAATCATGGGAATATCAAATGCCAGTATCAGCAAGATCAACGGCATACAGAAAGTGAATATCGCAAAAGTGTTAGGCGTATGAGGGGTCATGTAGATCTGGGAAGAGTGGGGTTTGTCGACGCCGATTCAGACCGTTGAGAACACGGTCGCAGACAAGCTTCGTGAGATCGAAGGGTTGAAGGTCTACCCGGTTAGGCCACCCGGAGCCCTTCCTTTGCCTTGCGTCACATTCACCCTGGTACATACTGGCATGGATGGCGGCTTTCCCGTCTCGATGCAGCAACTAACTGTCAACCTGCAGGTCGATGTGTGGACTCGCACAGAAGACGAGATGCGCCAGTTTGCAGACAAGGTCATTATGAAGCTTTTCGAGGATCGAGCTGCGATGGGTTTCATCGACATCGTTCTGAAGGACGGAAAGGACGTACCTGAAGAGAAGATCTGGCGCCGCTACTTGTACTACCAGATCGAAACCACCGTTAAGAAATCCTAGTCATTCGTTGACCGTTTGGCCCACGAGACGGGACCTAACTCTTGAAGGAGGAATATATGAAAAATGACTGTAAGAGGATATACACCACTCAGCCGAGTCAAGTACACCAGGACCGCGCAAGTGCAAAAGGGAGTCGTGGACTTCGAGTCGATCGTGTCGACGAACGACACGATTCCGATCAGCGAATACACCGCAATCGCAGGGGCCATGCTCAGGAAGAAGAGCGATAATACCGTTGTCACCTGCACCGTTGCCACGAACATCATCACCGTGACACAAGCAACCCTGACGGATGAACCAGTGGTGGGCTCAGCTTACGAGACTTAGGAGGAAGATAGAATATGTCTACTCCCGTCAAACCGCTATTGGCAGTCATCGTGCTGGGCACCACTGAGATCGGTGAAGGAATGACAACTGCCGCGAGCACTTCATTCAAACTGGATGTGGATGAACACTACGGTTTCGGTGACGGAGGAAAGCCAAAACTTGTCAAAGGCAACAAGCATCAATCCGGCAAGCTCACAAAATGCTGGATTGACAAGACCTACTTCGACCTTGTCAAAGCTGGAACGCCAGTCGACGTGGTCATCTACCCTGAAGGCAAAGTCGCCGGCAAGTCCACGATCACAGTGAAGAACGCAATCCTGAACTCGCACGACTGGAAAGGAACGCAGAACGCGATCATGGCTGAGGACGTTGCCTTCATCGGCGACGACATTCTAAGTGGAACGGCGTCGTAGACCAGCCCGCCTACGAAGCCGTCCCTGGAGTTTTGAGTCATCTCGAAATTAGAGACGGCTCTGAACTAGTAAGAAGGAGGAAAGGAAAGTTGAGTGAAAAGAAAAGTGAGGGCATGAAGCAGATAGAGGAAGAAGTGGAGCAGGAAATACAGTCTCTCGAGGAAGCCGAGAAAGCCAAGTTCAAAACACTATCTGAAATCCTGAGCGACGACCCCGGGCCGAAAGAGGCCTATGTGCCTGCATTGAAATGCAAGATCAAGTTCCACGAACTGAAGTTCGGCGACTACCCTGCGTTGGCTGAGGAGAAGGATCCCTTCAAGCTGGCAGTGAAGACTCTGCTGCTAACTTGGGGTCGTGCCGACTCTTCGGTCACGGAGGAGAACCTGGCCCGCCTCGGCTTGGTGAAATGCACGCGTATTCTCGAGGCCCTCGGTTTGGGTGGCGAAAGGGGCCCTTTACTCAAGCCGACGCAAATCTAATTCACCTAGCGAAAAGCATCGAAGGCCAAGCCGTCCTGGCTCTTTGTGAGAGTCTAGGCAGGTGGCCTGAGGAACTCAGGGAGAAGCGTCTCAAGACGGTGAGTTTTCTGCTTCAGGCCTTAGCGGCTAGAAACGAGATGCGTAGCAATGTCGTTCTCGGTTAGCATTCTTGAAGACACAGCGACGCAAATGCTGAAATCTGTATCGGAGAATCTGCAAGCCAAAGTTCATGCGAAATTCCTTGCCATTGGGCACGAGATGATTATCTACGCATCAATCATCGTACCAGTCAGAACCGGATACCTCAGATCAACCATCTTCTTCATCGCAGTAGAGGGGCTGGCATATTCCTTCGGTGCATCAGCTGATTACGCTTTCTGGGTGGAAATGGGAACCCGTAAGATGGCTGCTCAACCGTTCATTAGACCCACGGTTGAAGTTTTCATGTCCATGTTTCTCGAGGCAGTTGTTCAAGCCGTTATGGAGGCGTGCAGAGGATGAGTGCAGTCGGAAACGTTGTGATTGGAATCAAGGCTGTCGATGAAGCCTCGTCAGCCATGGATAAGGTTCGCGCTTCGCTAGGCATTTTCGGCGACACGATCAGCAAGCTAGGTGGCGGTTTCGACAGTCTCGGCACCGTGATCAAAGGGTTCGCAGGCGGAGGCGTCATGGGTGGCCTAGCCGCTACGGTCGGCGAGGTCGCGAGTGGCCTCCAGGACTGTTTCAAGGCCGCGAAGGACAGCGAGGATGTCTGGAACAAGCTATCTGGAACGGTCGAAAAATCTGGCGCCGTTTGGACTGATGTGAAAGACCAGATCGAGGCGTTCGCGTCCAGCGCTGAAAAGATGTCAAAGTTCAGCGATGAACAGGTGGCGGCCGCTCTCAAGACGATGATGGACTACGGCATGGGTCTTGACGATGCGATGAAGAGTCTTGCCACTACAATGGATCTGGCGGCCGGTAAGCAGGTCGATCTCGAGACAGCTGCTAAAGCAGTTGGTCGAGCCTTCGAAGGCAACGCAAGTCTACTCGTCAGGATGGGCGTTGAAGTCACGAAGAGCAAAGACGACTCAGTCGTATTCGCTGACGCAATGACTAAGCTGCAAGAGAAGTTCGGCGGCGCCGCGCAGAAGGATCTCGAAACCTACGCAGGGAAGCAGGCGCTAGTCGCAAACGCGATGGATAATCTGAAGGAAAAGATCGGCACCGCCCTGATCCCTGTTTTGAGTAGCTTCCAAGACATGATGGGCAACATCGTGAAGGGGGCCTCCACTCTCGTCACAGATCTTGGTGAGGCTTGGAAGGCTTTCAGCGAGGTTCCCGAGGTTAAGAAAATCGCGGAGAGCCTGTCTGGCGCGTTCGCGGATCTGCAGAAGGGATTCGGAACAGTTGCAAACGAACTTGGCAAGACGCTGATGCCTATCTTCAAAGAGCTTTGGGCGGCCTTGGGTGATGTCTGGACGGCTCTCAGTCCGGTTATCGATGCGTTCGGCGCGGTCTGGAAGGCCATTGTGGGCGTGGGAAAGGATGGAAAAGAGGCCTACACGGTCTTCAATCTTATCGCTGATGTCTTGAAGATCACGATCGTTCCCACTTTGACAGCTCTTGTCAAAGGAATCGAACTCGTCACACCTCTCATCAAGACCATGGCGGACGCTTTCAAGGTAGGCATCGAAACGATACTTTTCTGGATTGGCAAACTGAATGAGGCTTTTGAGGGCCTCAAGAAGGCGGCCCAGGGCGTATCTGATTTCTTCACAGGCCTTTGGAACGGATTGACCGGCCAAACCAAGAAAGGTGTCTCAGAGGTAACAGATGAAGTCAAGAAAGGGACAGGTCAAATCACAAATGCCTTCGACGATTTGAAAAAGACTGTTAGCAGCGAATCAATCTGGCCCGATATGTGGGGAAACATGGTTTCTCAGACCCGAGAGGGATTTGATGAGATCCTTTCTGAGACAGCGAGAGGGGTCGGTCAGTTTCAGGGAATGTTCGGGGGAGCTGCGATAGGACTTGCAGGTCCAGGGGCTGCATCTTCTGCGTCTCCTGCAGCGGTGGGGGTGCCGTCGCGGACAAACGTGACAGTGTACTCGTCTGTTGGAACTTTGTCTGTCGGCAACAAGTCCGAGCTCGACGACTATCTGAGGCAGTTGCACAGAACAGTTGTTGACGCGGTTCGATCGCAGTAGGTTGATGCTTCATGTCCAGTCGGGTTGATACTTATATCGCAGGAACGAAGCGCCTTCCTGTTTTCTTCAAATACACAGAAGACATCATGCTTCCTCATTCGTTCGAGCTAGAGCTTGAACCACAGGCATCCTATGGAACTCTCAATGATCTTCTCGAGTTCAAGAGGCTAGGAACCTCAACGCTCGAGTTCACAGGAGTTATCGAAAAACGCGGGCTTGTTGATTCAGAGGATGAAACGATAAGAGTCTCAGGTCGAGACCAGGGAAGCGTCAAGCTGATGCAGTATCCTCTCGATCGAGAAACCTTCCTAGGAACTGAACCTGCAAGAATCCTTGATTGTCTTATCTACAATGCGCTCGCTCAAGCCGCAGGAATGACTCAAATTGGATATCTTTTCGCTGACCAGTTTGTCGGCGATGTTGAAGGCGAGCCAGCACAGACAGGTGATTGGTTCTGGCGACGAGGCCACTGGAAGAAAGGCGGCGGATACTTCGAGGGATGGGATACTGCAACTCGCGATCCCTCGATCGAATTCAACAACCTGTGTTGGTTCGCTCGAAGAAACGTCGCGACAGAGAACAAGACGAACTATGCAGTGTTCGCTCGAGTCAAACCTGTTTCTCGTGGAAGTGGTGGAGTCAGCGATACGGACATGGAAGGAACGAGAACAGGCCTCACGCTCTATGAAACGTATGATGGTTCGGCCGAGGGAATTCCTGGGCAGGGCTATTCAATCTGCATGTATGCGGGCGTGTTCTTTCGAGACCCTTCAACTCATTCGCGCTGGATTGAATTGATCAAGAGTTATGGCTCATCATGGTCACGCATGGGAAACACCGATTATGCTTGGGAATGGGGAAAAGAGTATCACCTTTGTTGGCAAGTGAACGGAACGAATATCTCTTTCCGAATCCTGAACGAGAACAAGGAGTTCAGCGTCAACAATACGGCTGAATGGACCAGCGCACGAGCTGGCTGCATGTTCGGTCTGACCAAGGCGGAATTCCGAGACTTCTATGTTCGTGATCTTCTCACCATAACGGCTTCAGGAACAGCGACAGGATACGACAAAGAGGCCGTCTGCGACGGGAGCCTCTTTTCTGCGTGGAAAGAGAACTCTGCGGGCTGGATCAAGATAAACTACTTGGCCGCAAAATCAATCGCCAGGATAGATGTCATCGCCGACATTCCAACAGCAGGAGCACCAATGAAGATTGAGACAAGTCCCAACGACTCCACCTGGACGACTCGTTATGACAATGCGACTCACAAAGGAAACCATGCGGTCGCAACTTTCGCGGCAGCAAGTATTCAATTTGTCCGAGTCACGCAAGCGTCAGGACCGCCCTATGCGATCAGAGAAATCCGCACCTATCCAGCCCAATCAGGCCAAGTAATTAGTAAAGGAACCGTCAACAACTACGGTTCTCCGATCGAGTTTCGCGCCGACTACGAACAACTCTACACCGCTGTTGTCCGCTTGGTCCGTCAAATGGCATGGAACGCATACATAGGTCCAGATGTTACACTGAACATGGTTTCTGAGAGAGGCAGCGACAAATCAGGTTCAGTCGTGTTCACACGCGGAGTCGACATGTTCGGGGCCACTCGAGAACCAGACGGAACTGAGCTTGACTGGAAGGTGAAGGGACTAGGTCGGGGCGAGGGGTTAGCTCAATTGGCTGCGACAGCGACGAATGCCGCAGTGTTGGCAGCCTATCCAAACCTCGCAAAGTCCAGAGTCTACGTTGACAAAACCTTCGATGACCTGACTCTTCTTCAAACCTGGGTCAGCACCATTCTGACAGCGAATTCAACACCGAGAGACAGAGTCGCGGCTGTTCTTGATGACGCCTATCCAGCCGGGACCTGGCGGGCCGGTGACACTATCAAACTTGTGAATCCAATCCTTGGCCTCAACGGCAACTATCGAGTCCTGCGCGTCACCAGGTATATGATGGGCGGCTTGGATTACGCCGAGATCGAAGCCTATCCTGCTTCTCAGCTGAAACTTCCAGAGTACCGAGACCTTTCAGACCTCTTGGTCGACATAGTGAACAGGATAAAGCCTCTTGAAAGAACGCCTCAGAGTGGATGA